AATGAGGTAAGCTTTAGAGTAGACCCCGATAATAATGAGTCCAGCAGTGTCATGACTTTTGACGTAGATGGTTCAGAAAAAATGAGGGTAACAGATGCAGGAAAATTAGGAGTAGGAAACACTTCCCCATATGCAAAACTTCACGTAGAAGGTGACAGTTACTACGGTGGTGTTCAGTGGGGTACGTGGACTGAAACTATGAAAACTATTCATGGCGGCGATCAAACTGTCAGGATTGTGGAGGATTGGACTGGTAGATGGGTATTGGTAGGGAGATGGGCAGCTAATGCTTCAATAAATGTTACTAATACATGGAGTAGTGTAAGAGGGTTATCAACTTCTACATCACAAAGTGAAACATCAGCATTTAGTGCTGATTTTGGGAGTACATACCCTACAGAGTGTAGGTATTTAGGTGCAACTGATTTTACAAATTATTACAATACTAGAACAATAGATTTTATACATGGAATACCATCAGGTAGACCTTGGGAATTGTTTATGAGTAATGGTGTTACAAGTGGCATGGGTGAGGTTGGTGGTACTGGGGCTAATAAATATGGCTGGACTTGTAGAGGTGCGTATGATGGTTTTGGAAGATGGTCTAATCCTAACTACACACACCACAGAGTAGCAGATGTAGGTGGTGGTGGTATGACACACTCTTCTAATGCTTTTCGTACTCCCACAAATAATGCTTTTAACTGGAATGCAACATCTGATGCCAAGGTTACAGTTGATGGAACAGGATTAGCTTATAGTGGACAAGATACTACTTTGACTTCTGGATTTGGTAGTGATGATAGCAACGATAATAGATTTTTTGATAGTTGGCCCACTCTTTCAAACAACATGTCAGACGCTAACAGTTCAACGCAGTTTACTAGTGCGGTTTGGGTATTAATAAAATTAGCGAGTTTATAGTATGGCATATATAGGACAAACACTAACCGAAGGTACTAGAAGGGTTTACACGTATACAGCAAGTGCATCCCAAAGCACGTTCAATGCGGTTTATAATGTGGGGCAAGTTGACGTCCATCAGAACGGAATTTTGCTACAGCCAGCGGATTACACAGCCTCAACAGGAACTACCGTTGTTCTAGGCACTGCGGCGGCGCTAAATGACGAAATAACCATAACTTGCCATAATACTTTCAGCGTTGCAGATGCCCCTAGTTTGTCGCAAGGTGGCACGTTTCAAAGCAGCATTAGAGCGCCAATATATGACACAACGCAAAACACAATGAAGACTGCTTTGTTTCAGACAAATGATCAAACAATGTCCACAGACACAACCATAGCAAGTACCGAAAATGCTAGTTGTAATGGGCCTCTAACAATAGCGTCTAATATTACGCTTACAGTAAATGGAAACTTGGTGATTATATGAGTACTTTACACGTAGAAAACCTCAAAGGTCTTAGCTCTGGCAGTAATGCCAATAAGATTATCGTACCGTCTGGTCAGACGTTGGATGCAAGTGCAGGAGTAATAACTCCAAGTTCAGGACAGGTTGTGCAGTGTGTATTTAGGGATGACGCAAGAGGTCATATAGCTACATCATCAAGTTCATATGTCGCTAGTGGTGTTTCACATTCCATAACACCAAAGTTTGCCGATAGCACAATACTTATACACTATCACATTCCTATGTCTCATACACCTAATAGTAATGGTGTTTTGGTTCCCAGAATATATAGAAATGGAACAGACCTAAGTTCTACTAGTTACTCACAAGGTTTTCATACAGACGGCAACCAATACGTTACAATGACATTGGAGTGTAAAGATAGCAGTCATAACAGTACATCTGCTATTACTTATGAAGTGTATTTTAGAAGCACGAGCGGTGGGCAAACTTTTTTATGTCACAACGGTAGTGAGACACATCTTAAACTTTGGGAGATCAAAGCATGAGCATCCTAAAGGTAGACACCATCAACGAAAAGACGAGTGGCAATGGGGTGTATATTCCAAATCATGTAGTGCAAGTAAAGCAGAGTGTTATGACAGCAAGAACACATGTAAGTAGCACTTCCCTTACTACTATAGGTAATGGCTTTACTGTATCAATAACTCCTACTTCTTCATCGAGTAAAATGTTCATTACTACTTCTATGAACTTGATTGCTAATATTGGAACTAGTGCATTATTAAAGTCTGTTTTATTGAGAGACACTACAGAAATACAAAATATATTTCACTACGAAGAAAACACTAATTCTGGATTATGGTCTGGTTTAACTATGTGCCATCAGTTTTTAGATAGCCCCAATACAACTAGTCAAATTACTTATAGTGGTAAATATCAAAACCAAAATGGCACAAGTTATTTAAACTATTCAAATACTAATCTTTCACCATCAAGTAATAATGCGAATAGAGCTACATTTACAGTCATGGAGATAGCCCAATGAGTTCTATCCTTAAAGTTGATGAAATACAGAATACTAGTGGTACTACTGGCTTAACCATAAATAGTAACGGTTTTGTTATACCGAAAGCTGTAGCTTTTAGCGTATATAAATCAGGTAATCAAAGTATGACTAGTGCCACATGGACTGAGGTAACTTGGGATGCAGAAGAGTTTGATACGGCTGGTTTTTTTAGTAACAATAGATTTACACCTCAGATAGCAGGTTATTATCAAATAAATTTTTCTATTAACCAATCAACTGGAACAGGTAACGCAATTTTAGCAAGGCTAATGAAAAATGGTTCTACATATAGGTTTGGTTCTTATCATTATCATTCATCATCTGAGATAGATGATTACCAGCAATGGGCATCTATTATGGTATATATGAATGGTTCAACAGATTACCTCACGGTAGATGCCTACGGTATTGGCTTAACAACAATAAATGGTGGGGCTACACAATCAAATTTCCAAGGGTTTTTAGTCGGAGTATAACATGACAGATATAGCAACATCATTAACAGAATTAGGCGTAACAGAGTGGGTTTTGCGTGGCGAACCTTCTTCTGAAGCAGAGTTTAACGAAATGTTCCGTAAAGTGACGGGCGCAGATGCTAATGGCTCTGCCATAGAAAGTGACAATCCTGATGACTTCGGCACAACTTGGTCGGCGGTATCAGCTAAGAAAACTGAGCTAGTCAATGCAGAACCAATGAGGCTACTGCGTGAAGAGCGTAACCGTAGACTAGCAGAGACAGATTGGTGGGCGTCTAGTGACCTAACCATGAGTTCTGAGCGCACAACCTACCGTCAGGCGCTAAGAGACATAACAGATAGTGCAACATCTTTAGATGATGTGACTTGGCCTACAAAACCAGCATAGGGGATTAAAATGCCAGAGATTACCGTAACTTTAACAGACACAGAAAATAAGTGTTTAGAATATGCAGCCGCTAGTCCACAAGATTGGGCAGATAATGCGCTAACCAATCGAGCTAGAATAGCTAAAGATGAAATCATTGCGGCGCTTGTAGCTCACTGCAACGCAAACGATGTGGCTTTGGCTGTAGGTGAAGATGCACAAGTAACACAAGCGTTTGATTTAGAGGTTGTGCAAACCGCCGCCGAAGCAAATGCAGAGGCCACACCCCCAGAGTAAGGAACTAAAATGGCTTATATCGGTAGTAGCCCAACAAAGGTAGTTAGCAGACAATCAGCTAACATTTTTACATACACCGTAAGCGTTGCAAACACGACAGTTTTTTCTGGCGCGGATGACAACGGTAATACGCTTGCCTGTTCACCGTCAGATATTATGGTCCATATCAACGGTTTAAGAATGGAAAAGTCGGATTTTTCCGCTACAAGTACAAGCGTAACGCTTGTTTCTGGTGGGGCGGTAGGAGATGAGGTTACTATCACTGCTTTTCTAACTTTTGAAAGCGCAGATCACTATACTAAGAGTGCAGCTGATACGAGATATGTCAATGCTACTGGCGATACTATGAGCGGCAACTTAGGAGTAAACGCTACACTTAAAACAACTCATGCAGATGCAGATGTTGTACAGTTTGGCGGCACTGGTTATTTAGCTAATTGGGAAGATGCAGAAACATACTTAGCGGAAAACTTATATGTAAATAGTTCTGGCGGTTATAGGTATCTTACAAATAGTCACGCTAGTTTATATTCTCAAACAACAGGTAAGCATCAGTTTAGAGTTGCCCCCTCTGGTTCGGCAGATGGAACTCCTACTTTAATAACAGGGCTAGAGATAGATAACTCAGGCCGTGTGACAACGCCTTATCAACCTAGTTTTGGCGCTTACCAAGCAACTGCTAATTATACTGTTGGTTCTAATTGGCATAAATTGGTTGCTGATGGTACAAGATGGAATGAAGGAAGCCACTATAGTACTAGTAATTCAAGATTTACAGCACCAATAGCAGGAGTTTATCATTTTACTGCGAATGCTAATCGTTATTCTGTAGATGCTGACAATTTATTTGGACTTGCGTTTTATGTAAATGGTTCACTCCACACTGTAGGTAATAGGTTTTATAGTAGAGGTACTTCAGATTTAATTGTATCTATGGCTCATACAATAAAATTAGGTGTAAATGATTATATAGAAGTTTATTCTTATTCAAATGATAGTAGTAGTGGTTTTAGTTCTGGAGCCATGTGGAATACTTTTTCTGGACATTTAGTAGGTTAGGAGGAACACATGAGCAACGCACGAAAACTTGCAGCAAATCTTCCTACTGATGGACAGCTTTTTGGAAGAAATGTTCTGGTGAATGGAGCAATGAACGTGGCACAGAAGGCCACCTCGGCATCAGGTCTTGGCGCTAGTACTGGATATTTTACTTGTGACAGATGGAAATACTACACAAGTGGAACAGCAGGTCGTGTATCAATGGCTCAAAATAATGAAGCACCAAATGGATTTAATAACTCTATATCTTTAGCTTGCACAACTGCTGATACGTCTGTAGCTGCCAGTGAGCAAGTAATGCTTCAGCAAAGAATAGAAGGGCAAAATCTACAACATTTTAAAAAGGGTACAAGTGACGCACTACCTTGGATATTAAGTTTTTATGTTAAAGGTAATGCAAGTGCTACTTATGTTGCGGAGTTAATGGACGGTGATAATAGTGACAGACACGTTAATAAACAATTTACTGTTGGAACAGATTGGTCAAGAGTAGTAATAGAGTTCCCTGCTGATACCACAGGAGTACTAGATGATGACAACAATGTTAGTATTGATTTACAAATCATTTTGCATAGTGGGTCAACTTTTACATCTGGCACACTACAAGAAACTTGGGGTGCATTAAACCAAGCTAACAGAGCCGTAGGTATATCTTCTATTCTTGATAGCACATCTAGGGTTTTTTATATCACTGGTGTTCAGCTAGAGGCAGGAGGCTCAGGAGCCACACCGTTCGAGCATGAACCGTATGAAACCACTCTTCGCAAGTGCCAAAGGTACTTTCAATATCTTGTCCATACTGGTTTAGGAATAGGTAGCGCTTACGCTGCAAATGCTTGGAATTACCAGCCTTTACACCATGCTGTGTATATGAGAGCAACTCCGACAGTAACATATTCTGTATCTAATGAAGGAACTTGGGGAGGTGGTGCTACTGCTAAAGGGCTTTCAGCACGAAATGAGCATTGGACGCAGATATATCATAAATCAAGTGGAGCTTATTTGGATTTATATTTAGGCGCTCCACTTAATCTAACCTTAGACTCGGAATTATAGTAATGAACATTCAATCAGCTCAGTATGTTGTTTTAGGTGATGGTCATAAAAGTATTGAAGCAACTATCGATAGTGTTAAAATGAATATACCATTAGACCCAAAAAATAGACATTATGTAGCCATACAAGAATGGGTGGCAGAGGGTAACACCATAGCAGAGGCCGACTAGATG